CCCATATCCAATTTGATATTATACGAATCAAAAGTGATTGCGTCAGAAACAGTTACATCTTCTAAATTATGCGTCTTATTAATTCTTCTCAAAGAAACTCCACCAAGTTCATACTTGTAAATTAATGTTCCTGCAGGATAATTTTTAGCAATAGTGCTATCGACAGATCTTGTTATTAAACCTCCTAGAGTTCCATTAGAAATAGAACTATAAGAAATAATTTCATCTCCGATTAAAATATATCCTAAGTTTGTAGTTCCTACACCAACGTTTTCAAATGTTCCAAAATTTGCTGAACTATCAATTGAAATTGGAGAAGTTGATGTAGAATCATATGCAACTGTCAATTTAGATGGAACAATATCTGATTGTGCATCGGAAATTGTTACATAATTTTGTTCAAAATACATTCCATGATTTTTATGATTAATAACTATATGAAGTCCATCAGAAACAATATCAATATTTGAAATCTGAACATTTCCTCCTGTAGAACTATTAAGAGTAGTTGTTAGTCCAGAATTATTAACATATTGTACTGTATTACCAACTCCAGAAATCTTAAAATCACCTTGAACATTATCTAAAATTAACTGAGTAGTATTTGCGATAGAGACAACAGAGAGTCTGGCGTTAGAACCCAAAGAATTAGCACCAATTGTACCTATACCCAAAACGTCACCGACAACATATCCAGAACCAGATTCTGAAATTGTTGCAGCAATGGCAACACCATTTGTAATTGTAATATTTGCTTTTGCATTTATTCCATTTCCAGTTATATTTGTTAGAGGAACTCCATTAAATTGGAATGTTCCCGATGATGGAGTATATCCAATTCCAGCATTGATGACATTTAATGTGCCAGTTGCGATTCCAGCATTTCCAACATAGTTTCCACTCGCATTCGTGCCTTGTTGTAGAATTGTATTTCCTAAAGTTAATGCAGAATCCTGTAATGTAGAACCAAGTCCAACTCTAATCTTTCTTGAATTAAAATTCAAAGAATTCGGCATTAGAGTTGCTACTTCATTGTTTCCTTCTGAAAGTTCTGGACTATAAAATTCAATAGAACCACTAGGAACAAACTCTGCTCTATATAAAGTAAATTTGAGATCTTCCCACTGACTTGGTTCCCAAGTTGAAGCATTTTGAGATTTAAATAGTGAACCTAAGTATGGTTGATTCGAAATAAATGTTTGTGTAATTAAATCGTTTTCACCAACTCTCGAAATATAAACACTATACTTGGTAGATAATGAAGCAAGACATATGCAATATTCAGTTCCACCTTCAAGGTAAACGGGAGATTTAAATGTAAATGTAGTTGGGACTGAACCATCAGAAGAGACATTTACTTCAGATGGATTTAAAATAACTTCTGAGAATGGGATTACCCTCTGAGTTGGGAATCCTCCTTGCATAGTCCTCAATTGGAAAGTAACAGGAATGTCTATATCGTCTTTAGCACTAAAGAAAACTTCACATTTTGTTAGGAACACTCCAGTTTCGTCTTCTACCAAGAAAGATTGTGCAAGGGGATCGTACCAAACAATATCAACACTTGTTCTAGTAGATGATGAAATTGCTTGAGTAGAAATGACTTGCGTTCCAGTAGTTCTAGAAGTGGCTCTCTCTTCAAATTCTCTTTTGTTCTCTACTCTCGCATTTCTTACTGAAATTATATTTTCTTGCACAGTTTCAAGAGTTCCGCTAGAAATAAATCCTTCTTCGGCAATAGTTGATGCATTATTTTGATCATTAATTGCACTATTTGTTAAAGTGAATACTTTATTTCCAGTTTCAAAACTTGGATTACTTGAAGAGTTTGGATTTGGAATGTAAAAACTTCCAATGAGAGTAGCAGTAATATCAGAAATTAACCTGACATTTGAGATAGTTGCTTGAGCACCGCTTGTTTGCCCAACCAAAATCATATCTGGTTCTACGTATCCAGAGAATCCTCCTTCGGGCTGATTGGATAATGAAAAAGTATCGACATTCAACACGGTTGATGTTGAGGAATAAGTTGTTGGTAGAGTTTGTGATGTGTATGGATTTGTTGCAAAAACATTTGATGGATTATTATATGCACCTTCTTTATGATTTGATTGTGCAACCCTAAATGTAATTCTTGAATCTATATTTTTTGAATCTAAAGGTAAAATACCCGTAGGTCTAGATCTTCCTATGACGGTTTCTCCAACCTGGAATACTCCAGATAACATGTTGATTTCAAGGAGTTTTGGGATACAATACTTAGTTACATTGACTCCATCGAAGAATGCATAAAGTTGTGTAGATGGTTTTACTTTTTTTGCAATAAATTGTATATTTCTAGATCTCATAAAAGAAATCAAGTTTCTACTTACAACTCTATCTCCAACAGAGGTATTATCAAATTGTTCTGTAACGATGGTTCTATTTCCAGTTCTAGTTTGAACTCCAGTATCCCTAACTTCTCTTAAAGTATCTTTAAAAACAGTTGTTGTTGATTCATTTATCCATTCCCCTCCAGTTAAGTCTCCATTTCCACGAAGTCCTCTTTGTCCCCAACGTCCGCCACTATTTGTGGTTTCGGTTCTTTCCCTCGTATTTTGAATTACTTCCTGTCCTGTCCAAGTGGTTTCCCAAGCATTCCAAATTGTAGGCGAAAGTCCTGTTTGGGGATCTACGCTAAGAGTTCTTGATGCTAAAGCAAGAGTCTCTGCAAAATTACCCTCAGTATTGATGATTTTAGCTTCAAGTCTTACAGTATCTACCCAAGTATCAGATGCTGGAGTAAGTTCTATGGAACCTTGCCAAAAACTCACCAGGAAAGGAGTTACGCTTTCAGATCTTGTAGCAAAAGTTTGCTTCAACCATTCTACTTCTGAATAATTGAGTGTAACAATATCTCCCGTTTTTTTAATGTTGGTTCCCTCTGGAGCAGAAAATGCCAAATCCCGATTTGGATCTACGTTTATAACGGGACCTTGTATTAAATCAATAGAATCTGTATAGTGTTGTGGTCTTAGTTCCTTATTTTTTATATCAATACTATTTTTGAATTCAACTCTGTTTTCTTGAGCAAGAAGAGATGTGAAATTATCAACAAAGAATCCAGACTTAAATCTATTAAGTCCCGTTGAATCTGGAATGAATAAATTTGACGTATTAGTCTCTAATAGGGAAAGGGCAGTATAATATTCAAGAGATTTAATTCTATTCTCAAGTTGTTTAATATCAACCATTCTATATCTCTTGTGCTCCAAGAAAGTTAATGAAGCTTGAGATGTATTATAAAGATATGGTGGAAGAGAAATAGATGCTATTTCTAAAGCATCATCGATTGAAACTGGTTTTTCTGGTTTTTCGGATGGAGTTCCATACTTAACTTGGAATTTTCCATCTCTTGTTAGATATACTCTATCAATTCTACCGAGATAGAATGAAAAATTAGTTACAATTGATTCATTGGATGCTAAAATATTTGCTGCAGAATTGGTTGATGATGCAAATGTTCTTCCATAAAATTCTAAAGGAGATCTTGAGTTCTCAGAAACAGCATAATTAGAAACTCTGGGTCTTATATCAATAATATCAGTATTTCTGGTCGAGCTAACTGTTTGAATTTCTTTTATGTAATCAAAACCATTATATGATTCAACTGTTGTTATATCTCCGTCATCCGATGATTGATAATATCCATTTGAAAAATAAATTTTTATTTTTCTAGTGGGTTCTTTCGCATCTGTCTTTCTTTTGATTGAACCATAGTCATAGAACGATACATTTTGACCATTATCATAGCTATAGTTAAAAGATATATTAAAACTTGGAGTATTTAAAGTTGTAATTACAGCTTGAATATTAGACTCTTCAAATACTACTATCTCTCCTTCTTTAAAATTAATATTATTTTTAAGAATAAAGGATATTTGAGAATCGGATAGTCTTTCCGCACAAATAGCAGAGGCACCGCTAGTTTGTCCGGTAAAAATTTCTCCAATAATTATATCGGATGTTTTTCCAGTCGGTCCTGTAATTGACGAAAATACAACTGTTGGTGCAGATGGATTAGAGAGATTTGGAGTTTCATAAATTGCATGAATTTCGATAATATCTGGAACATTTAAAGAAATATTCTCATCTTGAACTCTTGTTCCGTATGGATAATTTCCGCAACTTAACCCATCATTCAAAGTTGTTGATCCAATACCTGAAGAAACATATTTTGATTTATCAATTATTAAACTATTAACTCTGTTTTTAATTTTTACCTTTGATTTTGGTTTAATTTTTTTAATTGTGGTGACGAGCGTGGCACCTGTGTCATTTGCCCCCAAATTATAAATCTGAAGTTGCGATGAACCATTAGTTAGTGATATTTTATCTGAAGTTAACACTTCAGTTTTACCATCAGATCTAATTAAAGAATATCTTTCGGGATCAAATGGTAAAAATGTTTCATTTGTTCCAGAAAGAACTGTTGTCGAAAGTTGATTGTCTGTAATATTAACAGTATATGATTTTCTAATTGATAAAGATGCATCAGTTAAATCCAAACTAGATACATTTGATTTTGGTAATATGGTGTAATAAGAATTATCTGTAGAATTTTCTAAATTTGTAGTAATAACTTTTAAGTCCGTAACCTGCAATGCTGTGGAAGGAAGTCCTCCATCACAAACGCCAAAAACAGTTGCAACTCCAGTAATAGTTACTTGAGTTGTCCCAACACTAACTACTGAAGCAAATACTGGATATGCTGTTGTTTGATTACTAAACTTTAAAAGATTTCCTGATTTTAGATTTCCTGGAAATAATGGATTTGTACTGGTAATTGTACTGATTCCAACCACATTATAAGCACTTATCGTTGCTACGCCAATTGCAAACGATTCCGATTGAATAATATCTGCCGAAAAAGTTGATGCGGATCCTACAATGCCATATACAGATTTAACATCAGAAATTCCATAAGAAGTAACTGCTGTTGCTACTCTTGTATTTTCAATTCCGTTAAAAATAAATGGTTCATTTTTGGAAAACTCTCCGGTTTTTTCATATACTGTTAATGCAGTTCCCGCAGAAACCGAACTCTTAAGAAAGGCAGTAGCTCCACTGTACTTTCCTTTGATAAAAGTTGGGACGGATAAGTTAATAGGTTCGTTTAATGTAATTTCTGTTGTAGTTTGAATATCATATAAAGAAATATTCCACTCATTTAGTTGTGGATTGTTTGAATTGTAAGAACCAGAATCTAATCTAAAGTCATATACTCTAGCGACTCCAATTTCTTTTCCTGGGGATGTCATTGAGTTGACACCAACTCTAGAACTTCTTAGACTTAAGACATATGTATTTCCGATGCCAATTGTTGGAGCACCATAAACTCTGTTCAGTTTTAATGTAGAACCGGTATTATAATTAATTGATTGATTTTCTAAAGTTTTTGTCGTTCTTGGTTTTGGAACGTCCAAAAATGTTTGGCTGATAGTTTCAATTTCATACCCTCTAACAAAAGCCTTGCCTGGAGAAACTTGGTATAATGCAAGATCTTCTGCTGGAGTTGAACCTCCGTAAGTTTGTTGATTCGCGTTAAAAATGCCCTTGTTTCCTAAATTGTCATTTAATGACTCCTTAACTGACAAATCAAAAGGAGTTACGTAATAATCTCCGGACTCAGAGTAAGTTCTTCTTGCAAGTTCATCCTCCAAAACACTGTAATCGGTGTTTTTCTTTTGCGATCTTAATACGCCATTCGTTATAGTTGCAAGTTCAATAAAGTTATTGTCATCAAAATCATCTAAACTCTTTTTAAATAAAGATGTTGTGATTTTTAATCTATCAGCTCCTGGTGCAGAATAGTTATTGAATCCACTTGAGTTATCATTTAAAGATGAATCAATAAAAGAATTTATAATTTCTTCGCTAATTAGTAAACCTACCCTATAACTTGGTTTATTTCCATATTGATCAAGAAGTATAGTTTCATCTTCTACTCTTAAAAACTGTCCTTTAGCAAAATAAATCCCATTTGATATAGAAAAAGCAGAACCGACTGAGGTTGAATTTGTTGCTATAGTCGAAGCAAATGCCTCTCCCGCCGCAATGATTGTATTTGCTGAACTTATTGTTTTATTTGATGAAAGAAGTTCGCCGTCAGAAAAATTAACAGTTGAATTGTCTTGAGAATTTGAACCTAAGTAACTAATGTATAATGTCGTATTACCTCTTTCAGATTCATTGGATAAAATAATTTTATTTACTACTGCCGTTACTCCAGAAGTTAGTCCTGTAATTTTTGCGCCTATTAATTGATTAATATAATCTGATAGGGGAATTCCCAAATAATTATTTTCAAGTTCTAAAGCATAATAAGAAGAACTATATGCTGTATTTCCGGGTATTACTTTAGCACCCTCTTTAAAGAAATGCTGCCCAAATTTTTCAATTTGATTTTGGAGAATTGACTGTAAAGTCGTTAATTCTCTAGCTTGGACAGGATATCCTGGTTTAAAAAGAACTTTATAGTAGTCATTATTTGCATTAAAATCATCAAAATATGGAGCTACATTGAGATTTGTTTCCTGTGACATAATTGTTTAGAATTGCAAAATGACTTTAATATCTTCTTTTTGACTTGAGGATCTTGTAATTGAAGGTCTATTATCCACATAAATTATATTTCCAGAATATTTCTTAACTTCTGGTTCGGCAATTCCTTGAATAAATGTTTGACCTAAGTAATATGTTCTATTATTTATTACAGTTGAAATACCCGTAAAGGATGTTTGTATTGATAATGTTGAAGATCCACCAAGAATGTTTATAGAACCTCCGTTTGGATTTGCAGTAAATCTATTTAATACAAATCCATAAATTGGAGATGTATTTTTTGTACCATTTGTATTAAAACCTGCGGTTGTTCTATCTTGCCAATATTTCAAAACTCCTGTTGTTTGGTCGTACGAAATTACTCTACCGACAGCAGTAGAACCAACTCCTATTGTTTGAGTGATAAATGAGTCGGGCGTAAAGGTTGTTGAACTATAACCAATTCCAGTGAGTTTCAAAGCATAAACTGCACTTGCCTTATCCAAATCTAAATTTTGTGATGAATTATACGCTTCTGGATTTTGGATGATTCCAATTCTGGAAATTTGATTTCCGGTTATAAAATCTGGATTTTCTGTATCATTCTCAATTCTAGAATATATTAGCGCATTTCTAGCGCCAAGTTCTCTGTAAATATTGGCGCCATGCCCATCCTGAGGGGGAATAATAACATCAAAAACTGGACTCGTCGTTCCTGTTGGAACATTTCCGGCAGAAATATCCAATGTTCCAAATGTATATCCAGAACCACCAGAGGAGATGGTTACGGATTCCACTTTGGAATTGTTGTTGATTACAACAGTCGCCTCAGCTCCTGTCCCATCTCCTTTGATTGGGACTCTAGTATATGTTCTATTAGCTGTTCCCAGTCCAACACCCCTATTAGTTATTGTGACAATTTTTAATTGTCCACTAGTTGCTGCATTGTCTCTCACTGCAGAATTATCAGTTCCTGTCTCCCAATTCAAAGGAACTGGCATAAAATTTGTAGAATCAAATTTTATAATATCACTTGGTTTGATTGTATAAAGATATTTCCATACATATCCATCACCACTTGTGCCAGCTTCTCTTGGCTCTAAGTCAGTAAAAGTTGGTTCATCTAAAGATGCTCTTCCGGATGGATTTTCTGGATTAGTGCCATTTTGAAGACAGATATAAACTCTATAATCAGAATTAACTACGTAATAATTCGCATCGTATAAACTAATTGCGTTTGAAGGTTTT